CAATAATTAGTCTTTGTCTTTCTGTTTAATAGTAAGTATGAAACTACCACTATTCATATTAGACATATTACCATCATTTGCTATCTTACCAAGATTGAAGTTTCTTAACTGCCAATATGGAGTCCAAGGAGCGGGAATAGTCCAATATGCAGGGAAACGAGGGTCAGTTGCATCATTAAACTGCATTGGGTTTCTAATATCTTCAACTCTTGATGCTGAACCAGACATTGGATTATATTCTTCAGTTGGGAATAATGTAGATACTCTTTGTGTTGTTCCAAAGTTTGTTAATCCATAATAAGAAGTTTCGTCTAATGGGAACTGAGTACCATGTTCAGGTTGAAGTATTAATTCCAAATCAGTTACTACATCTGTTGAACCAATAGTAAATAACTTCATATTATCACAGAAATATTTGAAACATCTATCATAGTATCCATCTGGTAAATATTGTTCGTGATATACATCTGAATAAGCAATAGCACCAATACAGCCATTACTATTACCAATCAAACCACCTGGAGTTCCATAATTGTTTACATCATTACCAATATATGTACAGGTTACTTGAGTAATACATTGGAAAGTTCCTTTGTTTCCTGCCCATTTATAAGAATGTAAACTGTCATGAGCGAAAGCACCAATAGCTGGCTTAATTTCCCAAGCATCTTGCTGGCCAGATGTATTGTTAATGAAAGTAAATCCATCAACCAATACCTCGTCAGTTGTATATCCTTCAGTACCATTATTATACCAAGCGTCAATAACAATCTTAGCATTAAAGATATTATTATCAAAGTAACCATGAATGAATTTACTAACTTCTACAGTTATAAGGTTCATAGATAAATACCAACCACGATAAGATACAGTTCTTTCAGCCCCATCTTGTGGAATTAAGTGATATTCACCATTAACTTGGCAATCTTTAACGACTGAGTTCTTTGCGTAAATCTTAACTGAGATGATGGAATTAAATGCAGTAAATGAAGTCAATACATAAGTATCATTACCAGCAATATTAGAATCTCTAACTGAAAGATTACATTCATTGGTTGTTCCAAGATTAATATAAGAACTTTCAATTACAATAGAAGCATTAGATGGTAAAGAAGTCAATGCTAAATCTCTACAGTTCTTAATGACAATAGTCTTTCCTTCCCAATTTGAAAGGTCATAGAAACCTGTACAATTATCTAATTCAAGTATAGAAGCATCACATCTATCTATTCTACATCCAGTTCCAATATAATTGAAATTATTTAATCTGATTATATCACTTGTGATTACTCTAGAAGTATATTCAACTACTGGATTTAAAGCACTTGTTACAGATTTATAATCAAAGTTAGCGTCTGGAATATTAGTCATTCTTAACTGAATGTACAATGCTAAAGCATCATCACCAATCCAATCTTCTTGAACGAATGAACAAGCATGAGCTTGACCAGCACCAAAGAAGGCCTTATCGTTTCCAGTTATAATGAACATCTTTGAAGTTAATCTACAGTTATAGAATGTATTATAATCTGTACCATTATTTGAACCAAGATTACCATTCTCTTCAAATGTACAGTTATTGAAATTATATCCGTAAGTCTTTATTCTTGTGTCAATATGAGCATCTTGCCAATTCTTCTGGTCTGTATACTTGTCTATGATTACATTATCATAACCAGTATAAGATTTAGCATCCCAAGAAGTCTTAACATTCTTTGCTACAATATTTGTATTTCTTTGTACAAACTGTGGGTCACCATTCCATTCCGCAGTAATTGTTGAATCACCAAAGTCATAGAATTTAACACCTTTAGAAATATCAATAGCTTCAGCTGATACATTTAAGTTTGAATATCTATACCAGAAATAATCACCATTAGCATTGAAATATGGTCTAAGACCTTTATTATTACAATAGTTAAATAACTTTATGATTGAATAAGTTTGGTCAGCCATATTGTTAGAGTTACCTGGGAATATACCAAAGTGTTTACTATCACAATGTAATGTTGGCTGAACCATAATCCAGCGACCATTTATTTCATTATTAGAATTAATAACTGAGCCATCATCGTCTTGTTCAGTTGATTCAGGATCCCAATAATAGTTAATTGGTTCTTTATCACCAACAGTATTATAACCAAGCAAAGTTATAACTTTAATTCCACCAACTGTTGGAACTCCTTCAATATCAAGTTCTCTCAATGCTTCTATTGTTGGAACACAGAGTGTTGAAGTTCCATCAACATTTATATCTGAACTATTCTGGTTCTCAATAGTATACTGAAGATACCATTTAGAAACATCAGATGTGTCAATACCTTCTTGAGCAGACCAAATACCATTACCAATATACTTATAGAAATAAGCAACGCAGTCTTCGTCAATAAAGACTTGATGTTGAGTTCTACCATAAATGTCAGTTAACTGTGGATTATCAAGAGCTGTACCATCACTATCATAAATTGGAGCAACTGTTGACCCATCCTTAACCATAAACTGCACACAGCCATGTAAAGGATTTCCACTATTATCAAGATAACGATTCCATGTATCAAAGCTTCTCATTTATTCAATCCCCATTACTTCTTTATATGCTTCCCAAGCTGGGTCACCATCTTTCTTTGCTGGAGCGAAAGCAGAACCAAATGTTATCCAGTCTTTAGCATGAAGTTGTTTCATCATTTCTTTCTGTCTTTCAAATTCTTCATAGTTATCATATTTAACTGCGCCAACACCTCTACCAGGAATGTTAGCCCCCTGTTGAATACCAACCTGACCAAGAGCACCAGTATTAACTTGATTAGCTAGTTTACTATATAAGTATGATAATTTATCTAAGCGACCAAGTTCTTCGTATGCTTTAGAAGTAGACATTTGATTTAGTGCTTTAGCATCTTTATAGAAACCAGCACTCTTTGGAGAAACTGTAGCTTCACCTCGTTTCAACATTCTAGCATAACCTTGTACAGCTGGTGAAGATTGTGCTTGATAATTTGCTAATACCTTATTAACTGCATCACGATTAATTGGTCTGGTCAAATTAGACTGCTTTACCAATGCCATTAAATCTTCCTTCATTGGTGTATCAGACATACTTTCAATTATATTAGTTAATTCAGCGTCATCTGTACCCAATAATACCTGACCATTTATCTTCTCCAAATCTTTAGATATATTACCCATCATAGTTTCTGCTTGTGCAGTTCTAGCAGCATCTTGTGTTAAACTGCGTTGTGCTATTCTTGCTTCTTGGCGAGCATTTGGTAACATTCTTGCAGCTCTGTTAATACCAAAGTCCATACCGGCAGAAGCACCAATTTCTTTAAGGTCTTTAGCATAAGGAGAACCGGAACCATAATATGCTATATCTCTACCAGTTCTAATTGCTGGACCTGCCCACCAAATAGGTGGAACGAAATCTGCGGCTGCTCCCAAAGCACCAGCACCAATATCTAATGCTGCGGCAGTTCGTGTTCTTGGAGATTCACCAATAGCTGGTGCTTCAGCACCAATCAATGCAGTTTCAGGTTCGTTAATATATCTCTGTTTAGCATAATCTGATGCGAGTAAATTCTGTAAGAAACCCCAGTTCTTCTTTCTATCTTCACCAATAAGTCTTCCTTCAATTTCACGTTGTCTACGAATCTTTCCAGCTTCTTGTTCTCTTACTTTAGTTTCATAATCTTTCCAATAGTTAGTCTTATCAAACCAAGTATTAACATCTTTGGCAGATATATCACTATTCTTATCTAGGAAAGACTGCATACGAGCTTCAGTAGGTTTATTTCCTTTCTGTTCTTTATAGAAATTCATTAAACGAGTATTTCTATCACCAATGAAATCTTCTATATTCTTAAAGTTATCTGTGAAATCAGTATAGCCTTCCAATGTGGGTGCCATATCACGCAACCACTTATATTTGTCTTTAGCATTAATAAATTGATTTGTAAGTTCTGTGTCAATGTTATTTAATGCGTCCGCTATTCTTTCTAATTGTTCATCAGACATTATAACCTCTTAACGAACTGCTAAATATGGCTTACCATTCTTAAATTTCTGTTTATAAATCTTATTATCAAATGGTTGTCCTGGTTTCCACTTCTTTGCGAATGCTTCTTTATTTGCTTTATCTTTATCTTTATCTTCTTTAGTTGGTCCCTTCTTTGATAATTCTGTATCAATTTGTTCTTTGATAACAGGGTCAGTTACATAGTCTCTAAATACACGCAATTTAGTTCTATCAGCATCTGTATAAGATTTCTTGTCTACAATAGCTTTAACAATATCGTTAACTTGATTATTATTTAATCCATCAGATGGTTCTTCAGTTTGAACTTTAACATTATCATAACCCTGTCCACCAAGCTTTCTATCATAATAATCAAAGTCTTCTTTAGCAAGTTGTACTTCATTCTTTAATTGAATGTTATTTGGGTCTTGTGATAAAGCTTGTTGAGCATAGTTTAATATAGAAGCAGCTTTATTTCTACCTCTTATATATTCGTCTTTCTTTGTTTCAAGTTCATTTGCTTTATTCATAGAAGCCATCTTAACTGCATTAAGTCTATCGGCTTCTTTAGACAATTCATTAAACATTCTTTGTCTATATGCTTCATCATCTGCCATTCTTTGTTTAGCAAGCATTGTAGCATAGGCCTGTTCACTTGCATCAAACTTATCTAGACCACTTCTATCTCCATTCACTATATAATCAAATCTTGAACTGGCTCTAGGTGCAACATAATGAGCAAGAGCTTGGTCTTCAGCTTTCTCTTGCATTAACTTAGCAATTTGTTCATTTATTTCATCTAAAGTCATTAGATACCTCTATAATTCATAAATTCTAGATATTCATTATAATCCGAAGGTTTAATTGATCTTCTATATGGTGTATCATCATATATGCCCAATGAAGGTAATATCGTAGTATTTACAGTTGGATTATGCGTTGGTAATTCGTGTTCAAGCGGAACTGCTGGTTGATTATTGAATTGATAACCATAAGTATTTGTTGGTTGTTCACTAAAGTTAACTGATGGAGTAATAACAGTTTCAGGTTCTACTGTATTCTCAATTTGTTCTTGAGCTTTCTGTTCCTGTAACATCTTATTCTTCAATGCTAATAATTCATACAATTTAGCATCCCTTTCTTTCTGATACTGGACAATATCTTCATAGCGTTTATCCATCTTAGCAATTTGATCTTGTCTATCTTGTTCGTCAACATAATCAGTAATACCACGACCAATCATTTGACCCATTTGATTAGTAATATCACCCCAAAGTTTACCTTGGTTCTGGATATATTGTGCTTGTCTTTCAGCGGCTTTAGCACGATTGGCTATCGCATTCTGTAACATTGTAGAATAATTTACATTATCTCTTGTATAAATTCCTGCCATATTTCCTCCTTAATAGAGTCCGCACTATAGCTGTATCATAAGCCTGTTTAGAAGCTAATCTATCCTGTTGAGCCTTGAGTAAGTCGGACTGACGAGCATCTTGTGTATTAACATAATCTTGTGCTAGATTACCCTGAAGCCCCATCTTATACTCTGTACCACTTCTCAAAGCATCCAATCTAGCTTGATTGTTTCTAATAGCATCAGTAAACTGTTGATAAGCAAAGTTTCTATCTTGTGTATAATCCTGCATAGCAGTTCTATATAACTCATCTGATTTCTCTGCAGTTCCCTTTGCTATGTTGAGAGCAGCCCCAGTACCTCTCCCCAAACCAGCACCAGCAGCACTATGTTGAATAGTGTTTGCAGTATCACCAATAATACGAGAATAATATGGGTTAATGAAATCTTCTTTAGTCTTTGAATAAACATCATTAAAGTCACCAACATCTGCTACATAATCTTCAGGATTATAATTTGCTATTGCTTCACGATATTTGTTAATATCTCCAGCACTTCCTAAACTTGGTCTAGAGTTATAATATTGGTTAATCTGACCAACAATAGCATTATATTCAGCTTGAGTTAACTGACCTTGTTGTAGTAATTGAGCAGCTGCAGCTTGTCTATCTTCTCGTTCTTTCTCTGCAGCTTTAGATTGTGAATAAGATTGTATGCCAGCACCCAATAATGAGGCACCAGCCATAATTCCAGCGGCTATGAGGGGAGCGGCCATATATTAAACCTCCATAAATTCTTTGTTAATAATTAGCATTGTTAATTCCATTTCTCCAGTACAAGAATACCAAATCCAGTTACTTCTTTGGAAAGATTACAAGTTAATATACTATCCTTTATTTGGATTATAGTTCCATCTGAGCATTGAATAAACCCATCATAAACTGAGGGTAGTTTCAAATTATCATATTTGGCTCCACCCAACAAGTTCACAATGAGCAAATTCTTCATAATTGTGAAGACTGCTTTACCATCACCCAACTGACCATATTGTCCTTTGAGTGCTTCTATATTCTCATTAGAAGAGTCATAACGAATAATCTTTATTTCAGCTTTATTCATTATTTCTCCTTATACGAAACTAGATGTTGGACTGAAAGCAATCTTCAAATTCTCTATGGCAAACGGAATTGGTTCAGTTGTAGAAATTTCAAGTGTGAAATAACTACCCATACCACAATGCCAAATTGTTGTATCATAATCATACTGACCAATCTTACCAAGGAAATAATCTTCATAATCTGACCAAGTAGCTCCATCCCAAGTATATCTTATAGAAACTCTTGGATTCAATTCTTTATTTGTATATTGGTCATTGAAACTGTGTTGTCCGTTATTTACAATTAACTGAGCACTATCAATATAGAATGGACAGTTATTTGCTGTTAATACTGAACCTCTACGAAGTTTCAAGATTACCTTATCATCGTGTTCAGTATATTTGTTCTCATCCATATAACATAGAGCATCTTTAGTGCCAACATAAACCTTATTATAAGCAAATGTAGCATGATTATATCTCCAGTATG